GGAGACTTGTCCAAAGTATTCCCTTCGATGTTCTCCGAGGATTACCCAAAGCCGCTAGTTGCTAACTTCATTGACGTTGCAGCACGTGACTTGGCTGAAGCCGGCGCACCGATGCCATCCTTTAACTGCTCAGCGACTAATATGGTTTCCGATGCTCAGCGCAAGGCTGCTGATACTAGAACTCGTATTGCTAACTATTACGTTTCATTCTCAGACCTACCACTGCAGAACTACAACAACGCTGACTGGTACAACACCTACGGTATGTCTATCGGTATGGTGGAGATGGATTACGAAGGAAACAATCCTCGTATCCGTATGGTTGATCCTACTGGGGCTTACCCAGAGATTGACCGCTTTGGTCGCACCATCTCACTTACCCAACTCATTATGTCTGATGCTGACACACTATCAGCACAGTTCCCAGAGTTTGCAGATCAGATCTTAAAGAAGAACAACTTCCAACCTGGTTCTCCTTATATGACGATGATCCGTTACCACGATGCAGAGCAGGATCTAATCTATCTTCCTGATCGTAATAACTTGGTTCTATCTCGTGTACCAAACCCAATAGGTAAGTGCCTAGCCCGTGTTCGTATTCGTCCATCTTTAGACAATCAAGCACGCGGTCAGTTTGATGATGTTTTGGCTGTACAACTCGCTCGTGCTCGTTTTGCTATCTTGCAGATCCAAGCCGCTGAGAAGTCAATCCAAGCACCTATTGCTATTCCACAAGATGTACAGGAACTAGCCCTTGGTCCTGATGCGATTATGCGTTCTGCTAATCCACAAGGTATCCGTCGTGTAGGTCTTGAACTTCCTGCTGGTGTCTTTACAGAGTCCGGTGTATTAGAGCGCGAACTACGTCTCGGTGCTCGTTATCCTGAATCACGCTCTGGTCAGATTGACGCATCCGTTGTTACTGGTCGCGGTGTGCAAGCACTACAGGCTGGATTTGATACACAAATCAAAGCAGCACAAGCACAGTTTGCTCGACTCTTTGAAGAACTTATTGCACTTTGCTTTGAAGTAGATGAGAAGATCTTTGGATCTATTCAAAAGACAATCAAAGGAACGGACGATGGAACCCCATATACACTTAAGTACGTTCCATCCCGCGACATCAAAGGCGAGTACGGCGTGGATGTTCGCTATGGCATTATGTCTGGTATGGATCCTAACCGTGCTGTCATCGCTTTACTTCAGATGCGTTCGGATAAGCTCGTTTCCAGGGATTACGTACGTCGAGAGTTACCGGTAGAGATCAATGTTACGCAAGAAGAACAGCGCGTGGATATTGAAGAGATGCGCGACTCCCTCCGCATCGCGGTTGCACAGTACGCGCAAGCGATCCCGCAGATGGCGGCACAGGGTCAAGACCCGACACAAGTTGTTACTCGTATTGCTGAAGTTATTTCAGGCCGTCAAAAAGGACTTTCACTAGAGTCTATTGTAGAAAAAGTATTTACTCCACCAGCACAACCAGCGCAACCTGAGATGCAAGCACCAGGTATGCCTCCTATGTCTCCAGCAGCAGGTGCGGCCCCCGCCCCTGCCTCGCAGCAACCTCCACAAGAACAAGGTGGTACGGCCCCTGCTGCTGGTCAAAAACCTGATATAGCCACACTACTAGCCGGTATCACCGGTGCAGCATAACCGAGGGAGGTGTAAAAAATGAATAAAGGATCACACGCTCCAGCTCCAGTACAACCAGTTAAGGTTGATACTAAGGCAGGATCTGTAAAGGGAGGCAAAGTTGACTTCGGTTACGCTCCAGCAGGTCGCAAAGGCAAGAAGGCTTAATTACTACTGAAAGGTGTACAGGGCGATGAATGATAATAAAATACGTCGTCCTGTACGCTGGACAGATTTCTTAGTTGTATTTACAGAAACACTTTTTAATCTATCGCAAGTAATAGAAACATTCTTTGAGTCACTATACGAATTAAGTATTTACCACTCAAATAGAACTACCGAAACCCACAAGGCGTGGGAACAGATGGCACAAGATTTAGAAACTATAGAGGAGGAACCAGATGGCAGATAACCCATTGGTAGGCGTTTCCGGTCCTTCATCCTATTCAAAGCGTACCGACGTCGGAACACCAGAGATGAAGTTAGGCTCTATTGCCTATGGCGAAGGCGTAGAGACAGCCGCCATTAAATCCGGCGCTCCGCTAAGTAAGACTCCTGATGCAGTATCGGAACCACGATATGCCGCATCTAGCGCCGCACTAACACCACTTACTGGTTTATTTGCAGAAACAGAACGTCCTGATGAACCGATTACAGCAGGCATTGATCGCGGCGAAGGACCTGGATCTAGCGCATTACGTATGAATAAGGTAACAGTTAAACTATCAGATACTTTGGCACAGATGCTTCCGTTTGATACCACAGGAGAGATTGCTGTTTTATACCAAGAAGCACTATCGCGGGGTAACTAATGGCTGATAATCTTAAAGCAGCCGCATACGCTGCTGGTTTAACGCCAGAACAAAAGCGTGAAATTGATATTCTTTCTAAGAAGATGAATAAGCACAAAGAGCTTAGTAGTCTTCCAAATGATATAGCGCAGAAGTCTTTTGACCAGATGCCAGTAGATCAAAAAGAAGATATGGTTAAAACTTTTGGGAAGCAAGATCCTATTGAAAAGCCAGGCAAGGGTTGGATGTCAGCAGCCTTTAGCTACAATCCTTTAACGCTAGCCTTTAAGGGTCTTATAGAAGTATCTGATGCTGTAACTCGTGGCTATCGTGCTCTTGCTATCCCACTATCACAAGGTCAACTTGGCTTTGCTTGGGATAAAGCAAACGATAAAGGCGACAAGGTCTACAACGAAGGCCGTATCGAAAAGGCTAAAGGTCTTTATGGTCAAGATGCAGTAGATATTGCTATGCGGATTAAGTCTGGCGAAAGCCTTGCAAAGATTGCAGCAAGTGCTACACCTGAACAAATGAAATATATTGCACTTTCTGACCCAACAAATAAAGTTATTGCTGGTGTAGAAAATGTAGAAAAAGAACGAGCACTATTTAATGAAACCCTTGGGGTTGTAGATCGTGCTAAGTTCTCACCAGGTCGTCAATTTGCCAATGCAATTCTTCCTGAAGCACTTGAGAAGAATGGCCTAGCCTATAGTCTTACATCAGGTGTTGTAGACACAGCATTTCGATTCTTTGTAGATCCGCTTGTAGTAGCTTCTAAAATCCGCAGCCTTTATGTAATTGGCAAGTATTCACTTGAGGCAGTTACCGGTGGTAAGAAGGTTGCAGAAACCTTTGCTATGCCAAAGGTGGCAGCATTTTGGGATACATACGGTGCAACACTAGATCGTTATACAAAGGCACAATCTCGTTCTCCTAAAGAAGCAGCAGCAATCAAGCGTGAGCTTGAGATCCTAGCACCTGAGTACGGTGCAGAAGTTATCCGTTCTTTTCAAAAGAACCAGATTACCAATGCTGCATCAGCACGAGCATTTTTTGAGAATACAGAAGAAGCAGTATCAGTCCTTGCAGGATCTGTAGGTCGCAAGCGAGTCATTATCCCACGTCTAGATGCAACACGTCAGTTACGTATTAAAGCTATGACGGGGGCAGATCGTGTCTTTAACGTAGACAGAATTGCTCCTAGCTTTATCAACAGTATGTTTGGAGATCTGCCAACCACAGATGGTGTATCTAAGGCACTCATTGACGGACAAGAGCAGATTGTTAACATTGTAAAAGGTACTGGTAATAAAGAAACTTTGCGTTACTCTGGCAAATCACTTGGCCTTCGCTTAGATAAGTTTAAGGCTAAGTTTAATATCGCTCCTATGTTCAAGGATGACCGGTTTGATGTAACAGCCAAAGATGCTTCACTACAAGTTTATCGTCTAGCACGAGTTGTATTTACTAAGAACGATGCCAAGATGATCTCTGAAACATTTGAGGCTATTACAGATGTTGGTAAGCGTAAAGAAATGTTTGCTGGACTATGGGGAAACATTGCTGAGATTCGTGGGTTGAACCTTACAGAATCAGGACAGAAACTTACTTCCCTTGCGACAGGAAAAGCTGGTAAAAGGTTTGGTCTTGAAAATTCTGATGATGCCACTATCGGAGCAATCAGATCTGACTTTGATACAAGTATGGCAGCGCCTAGCCTAGTAGATATTGACCGTGCAGCAGTACGTTCTGGTTTTATTAACCGCGCTCTTGGTACAGCTAATAAAGAGTGGGTAGATAAGATGACCGGATATTGGTCATTCCTTACCCTTGCTGGTCCACGCTATGCTATTCGTAACGCATCTGAAGACCTTATGGTTCACCTTGCTATCGGTGGATCTCCTTGGGGTCTAGCAAAGTCTCGTTATCTTTCAACACGTGTTAACACAGCCTTTGAAGCAGCACGAAAGTCGGGTAATTTTACAGAAAGCCCACTAGGTACTTTGATGCGTATTGTCAATAAAAAGGAATCAGCCAAATACGAGGCTCAGATTGCTAAAATTGATACAGAAATTGTAGAAGCACGCAAGTTAATGGTTGTAAAGACTAGAGAACTTAGTGCAGCAGTAGATGAAGCTGACAAGATCCGCATCAGAGGTGAGATTGATGGGCTAAAGGCCACATCTTCTCGCAATGTTGTAGAAGAAACACGCCGTATTATGGCAACAGCCTTCACATCTGGACGAGTAAATCGTTACAGAGAGTATGTTGGTCTTCGACCTATGTTTGAAGATGAAGCAGGGATACTTGCAGAGCATCTAATCTACGGAAATCTTGATAACTCAGTATCTTTAATCACTGAGGGTGCGATGAACTTTGCATCATCAGGAGCTGACTACCTTACAAGCGCTGTATCCCTTGCTAAATCAACTGGTGTCCGTAACGAAAAACTTATCATTGAAGATCCTAAGGCAAAGAAGTATGCAAAGTCAAGAAACTTTACAAAGATTCCTATTGGACCTGAAAACGAAAAGTCAATGCTTAGCTGGCTGCAACGTATTGGCTACTATGCCAATGATGAAGGCGGGGCTATTGCTGTAGCAAACCTTGATAACAAAGCTGTTGCTATCCGTGAACTTCTTGACTATATGAAGAATAATCCAGAGTTTCGTAAACTAGCACGTCTTGAGGCACGCGGCAAAACAGATGCAGAACAGGCTAATATTATCTATACACGAGCACGTGAAATCTTTGAAACTCGTCGTGTTGGTAAAGACGGACTTAAAGAGATTAACCTAGATCTTCTTAATAAAATCCGATTCAAAAATGAAAAGACTGGCAAGATGGGTATCTCCGGTCAGTTAAGCATAGACGATCTACCAAAGTTTTTAGATGATGTCCCAGAGTATGCAGTTGGGCCTGAGTTAGTTCCAATAGCAGAAGCTGGCAACAATGCAGCCTCTCTTATGACGCACGGTTGGACTTGGCTTGGTATGGCTAACGGACGTATATCACGTGAGCCAATGGTATTTAACGAGATTATCTCCATTCGTAAGTCAATGAAGAAGTCCGGTATGGAAGATGCTTACATTCAATCAGTAGTAAGCAAGGTAGATCAGGCTAATCCAAAGGCTGTACTTGAAGCGACAGAGCGTGCTAAGCGCCAGTTTGCTCAGATCGTAGAAGATCGTGCAGTATTACAGATCTTGCAGTATGTAGATAACCCACTTGTACGTACACAGTTAGCATTTGGTATCCGTAACTTCTCACGATTCTATCGTGCAACAGAAGACTTCTATCGCCGTGCATATCGTATGGTTCGATACAATCCTGCCTCTATCCGTAAAGCAGCGCTGACATATGATGGTATTAGCCACAATGGATTCATCCAAGAAGATGACCAAGGTGAGAAGTACTTTGTCTACCCAGGTTTAGAGCCAGTTTATCGTGCAGTTCAAACTGCAATGGTAGCAATGGGTATAGATGCTGAGTTCAAAGTACCAATGCCTATCCAGTTTGGATCACAGGTAAAGATGCTTACACCATCTCTAAACCAAGATTCTATTATACCTACATTTAACGGTCCACTAGCAGGCGTATCTGTTAAGGTTCTTACCAACCTAGTAGATTACTTTGGTGCTCCAGGAGCCGCAGATACTATTACCCAGTATTCTCTAGGTAAGTATGCTGTAGATCAATCTTTTGTATCTGCTTTCTTGCCAGCACACGTAAACCGTTTGTTACAAGTAATGGATAAAGACGAACGAGATTCACAGTATGCAAGTGCTTGGCGTAAAGCAGTAACTTACCTTGAGGCAGCAGGTCACGGACTTAAAGCAACTGAAGATGAGTTTGGTAATGTAATTCCTCCATCAATTCAGGAGCAAGAAGAGTACCGTCAGCGTATTAAGAACACTACGCTTTCTATTATTGGCACACGTTTTGTACTTGGATTCGTATTACCAGCAACACCACAGGTACAACTCAAGGCTGATATGGCTCAGTGGATTAGCGACAACGGTAATGCTAACTTTAAGCAGGCTTGGAATAAACTCTTAGACCAATATCCGGGAGATTATGACGCTGCTATGGCTAAGTGGGTAGAACTGTTTCCTAACCAAATACCTTTTACAGTAACTGAATCTGATAAGAAAACAGTTGCTGTTGTTAGATACGCAGAAGAATCAGGCTTATTCGTAGAGAAGAACGCAGACCTATTCAAGCAATATCCACAGGGTGCAGCTTTCCTTATTCCTCACAAGTCAGGTTTTTCTTGGGATGCCTACAAGACTATGAAGGATATGGGTCTAAAGTACAACAAGCGCGTAGATGACTTCCTGAAAGATGTCCAGACAGCGGCTGATCTACAACAGTACTAC